AGAAAAGCAGCCAAAGAAGCACGAGAAAGAATTGGAGAAGATGAGAAAAAAATTCCTTACTTTCAAACATTTCATTCTTTTGCTTATCATCAATTAAATTTGCAGGAAGAAAATATTATGCAACCCTATCACTATGAAGATTTAGGTAAACGATTAGGGATTAGAGTTAACTATGTTGATAAATTTAATGATGAAGAAACTCATTTTTTAAATCATAAAGACCCTTATTTTCAAATCATTGGAAAATCAATGAATAGAGATAGTATTCTTAGAGAGGAGTTTGATAGAAATGACCATGATAGAAAGATTATTAATTGGGGAACCCTACAACATATTTATGATAACTATATTAAATATAAAAATAAAAGCCGACTGCATGATTTTAATGATATTATAAAACAAGTTATAGCTAAAGAAGATAAACTTCCCACCTTTAAAGCCATCTTTATAGATGAAGCGCAGGACCTTTCCCCCCTTCAATGGAAACTCTATGATGTTTTAAAAAAACGTACGGAGAATATATATTTAGCTGGAGACGATGATCAAGCTATCTTTGCCTGGGCTGGAGCTGACGTCAAAAGATTTATTGAAGAACAAGTAGATAAAGAAACAGTATTAAAATATTCTAAAAGAATTTCTAAAAGTGTCCAGGAACAATCTGAACTTCCCGTGAGTCGAATATCAGGCATCAGGAAACACAAAGTTTATCTCCCTCGAAATCAAGAGGGCTCTTCCCAATATATTACCGAACTTAATCAAGTAGATTTAACTCAAGGTAAATGGTTGATTTTAACCAGGAGAAAAGATACTTTGCTGCAATTGATGAAAGAATTAAATAAAAGAAATTTATATTTTGAAACTAAAAAAGGGAAAAGTTTTAAGGTACGTTTATATAAAGCAGCTGTTAATTATACCAAATGGGCAATGGATGAATTACTCGATCCCAAAGAAATTACAGATATTCAAGATTTTATTCCCACCCCTAAGTGGAATAAGAAAAAACCTTGGTATGAACTTTTTACTAAAGCTTCTGATAAAGAAGTTACTTATATACGAAGTATGTTAGAAAAAAATGAAAGACTAAATGAACCNGCTAGAATTTTTTTATCCACTATTCATGCCATCAAAGGAGGAGAAGAAGATAATGTAATTTTAAGTTTAGAGTTGGGNGATAAAATAATTAAATCTATGAAACGAAGTAAAGATCGAGCAGATGAAGAACATCGAGTGTGGTATGTAGGTATAACACGAGCCAGAAATAATTTATATAAATTAAAAGCAAAAATAAATAGGAAAGGATACCCACTATGAGCAGTAAGGTCTGGGATAAACAACACGGAGGATCCCATTATCAGAAATATAAAATTCAACCAAGCAAGTTTGTGGTTGAGAATGAGTTGCTTTATCCTGAGGGATGCGCTATAAAATATATTATTCGCCATCGCGATAAAAATAAAAAGGAAGACTTATTGAAAGCCATACATTTTATAGAAATGATTATTGAAAGAGATTATCCAGACACAGTTAGCTTTGATGAAGATGCCCTTAAAAATAAAGATAACTCATGGGGGATAATAACTAAATGAAATGTTTTTATTGTAATGCCGACGTTAGATGGAACAATGATTTTGATACAGAGGATACTTATCCAGATTCAGATCATGATATTGTAAGTATGTATAACTGCGATAAATGTGATACTTGGTATGAAGTATTTCATCAAAAGAAAAAAACTTCCAGGAAAAATAAATGATATTACCTTCTACTGAATGGGTTGCTCATACCGAGTATCCTGATTTACGATCATTTGATGAAATTGCAATCGATTTAGAAACTCGAGATCCTTCTTTAAAATCAAAGGGTTCCGGCGTTTTAAGAAATGAAGGAGAAGTAGTAGGAATTGCTGTAGCTGTTCCAACTGGTTCGTGGTATTTTCCCATAGCTCATAAAGAAGGACCCAACTCTAATCGGAAAAAAACTTTAGAATGGTTTAAAGACATCTTAGAATGTCCAGCCACAAAAATATTTCACAACGCCATGTATGACGTTTGTTGGATAAAAAAGTTAGGTTTAAAAATCAATGGTTTAATAGTGGATACCATGATCGCTGCTTCCTTATTAGATGAAAATAGATTTTCATATACCCTTAATACTTTATCCTGGCATCATTTAAATAAAGGGAAAAGTGAAAAGGCTTTAGTAGCAGCAGCCAAAGAACGAGGACTAGATGCTAAAAAAGATATGTGGCAACTTCCAGCGATGGAAGTAGGAGCTTATGCAGAAAAAGATGCTGAACTAACTTTAGAGTTATGGCAAAAATTAAAAAAACAAATTATAGAAGAGGACTTACAGAATATTTTTAATCTAGAAACTGATCTTTTTCCTTGCCTGGTAGACATGAAATTTCTCGGAGTGAGAGTCGACGTTCAAAAAGCTCATGAATTGAAGCGACAGCTAACATTACAAGAAGAAATGTTACTCCACAAAGTAAAAAAAGAAACAGGAATAGATGTTCAATTATGGGCAGCAAGATCAATTGCCAAAATTTTTGAACACCTTCGCCTACCTTTTGACCGTACCGAAAAGACAGACTCGCCTTCATTTACAAAAAACTTTCTTTCTAATCATGAACATCCGTTAGTGAAGATGATAGCAGAGGCTAGAAAAATAAACAAGGTTAATACTACCTTTATTGATACCATTTTAGAACATGAATATGGAGGAAGAATCCATGCAGAAATAAATCAAATACGTTCGGATGAAGGAGGAACAGTAACGGGAAGATTTTCTTACCAGAATCCAAACCTCCAACAAATTCCTGCACGTGATCCAGACACAGGACCTCTAATCCGATCTCTCTTTCTTCCNGAATCAGGTTGCCAGTGGGGTTGTTTTGATTACTCGCAACAGGAACCAAGATTGGTAGCACACTACGCATTAAAATTTAAATTAGCTTCAGTTAATCCTATTGCCGATTCTTATGATAGTGATCCCAGCACAGACTTTCATAAGATTGTAGCTGATATGGCAGAGATACCTAGAAACCAAGCTAAGGTTATTAATCTAGGATTGTTTTATGGAATGGGTAAGGCCAAACTTCAAGCAGAACTTGGAGTAAGCAAAGATAAAGCGAATGAATTATTTAATCAGTATCATACTAAAGTTCCTTTTGTAAAACAATTGATGAATCAAATCATGAATATTTCTCAGGACAAAGGAATAATAAAAACTTTATTAGAAAGAAGATGTAGATTTCCTAAGTATGAACCTATCCTAAGAGGAAACGATTGGGGTAAGTATGTTCCAGCCGAAGACCATGAGAGAATGTTGGAACTGCAAGAGATGGGCGAATTTTTAAAAGACGAAGAGGGAAAAATTTTAAAAGACAAAGATAACAAACCCCGAAAAAATTATTGGCATAAAAATAGTTTCCGAAGAGCATTTACATACAAAGCTCTTAATAAATTAATTCAAGGTTCAGCTGCAGACATGACTAAGAAAGCTATGTTGGATTTATATAAAGCTGGTATAACTCCTCACATACAAGTTCATGATGAATTGGATATCTCAGTTAAAGATGATGACCAGGCCAAAGAAATAATTAAAATTATGACTAAAGCAGTTGATCTGGAAGTTCCTAATAAAGTAGATTATGAATCGGGACCCAATTGGGGTACCATCAAATAAAATCATGCTTTTTAAAAAAATAAAAAAGGCGTGTAAAAATAATAAGTATATATTTATTAAAAATGCCGTTCGTTTGGAATCGTTTAAATTAGATTTTAATTTCGACATGATGTTTGCCCTTTATGCAAAAAATAATACTTTAAAGTTTGAATTTAAAGGGACACCTTTTGTAGGTCAAATCTTTGCTGTAAATTCTATCCCTATATTTAAAACCTATCTGAATTATATTGCTACTCACTTAGGAAACTTATTTAAAATTGGTAATCTAGATTTTTTTTATTCTATCAAAGGAGAAACAGGCGCAGCTCATAGGGATGGAGAGCACGTAATTATATTGGGAGTAAAAAACACCACCTATTATCATATAGATAATGTGGATTTAAAAATAGAACCAGGGGATATAGTCTATGTTCCTAAAGGCTATTTACACCATGCTTTTTCTCCTCGAGAGAGAATCATACTTAGTCTATCCCTATGGAAAAAATGACTTACTTAATATAAATATTAATGTACAATACACACAAATAAAACGGAGGAAAAGATGAAGACACAAATACAAAAACTTTGGTTAGACCACAAAGTAACTATCGCTGCTGTTGTAGTTGGTATAGTTGTAGGCGCCATTATATTCTAATGAATTATTATGGCCTACCTGAATGCAAACATCCCTGTGACTTATGCACAGATTAGGAGAGAATATCTCTATGATCTTAAGAAGCATCACGGGGAAGTTGAAGACTGCATTATCTTTGGGTTGGCAAGTATTACAGGACGTCCGATCCTCTTTCATGCTATTATGGAAAACGGTGCTATCTTCTATCGTTTACCTATTTCGGCCTTCATACAAAGGGGATTTGACGTCAAAGAAGTTCCTAGGATGCGACTGGACGAGTTGGAGCTTTGGAATTGTTTTAGTTACTATCCTGCTGTTACTTCTTTTGATATCTTAGACGGACAATCGGGTAAGTTTTTTGGAAAAGATAAAAAATTATACCCAGGAGCCTATCTTTTTACTGTTGACTGGGCCCACCCAGAGAGTAATATAATAGATACAGATCATTCTGAAATACCACACGAACATAAGTGTGCACATATATTAGCCATGGATAATGGTAATTATGCAGCTCAACCTAATAATAGAATTCTTTGGGACATACCCTCGTTCACAGTAAAAAACGAAGTTCCCGATTGGAAGGTTCAGACTTCAGAATGGAATGTAGAGGATACTCGTAAATGGAGAACTGAAGATACAGATAATTTCTTTTACGAAATTGAGGAAAAGAAAAATGATTAAATGTAAACAATGTGGACATGATTGCCATTGTGATCCAGACGCTTGTAAGGATGGATGCATATGTGTGGATTGTAATTGTAAAAAAAATCAACCTTTAGAACTTAAGGAGACGGCTGTGAAATCTATTTGGAAAAAATTTTTAAATTGGTTATTTGCTTGGCAAAAATGATTGAAAAATTAATGACACTGCTGGTTGGAATATTGTTAACGTTAGCTGGTTGGAGTCTATCTAGAACATTTGAACTTTCAACTATCCAGGCAGTACACGAAGATAAAGTACAGAGAATTCAACAACAAGTTTTAATACTAGAAGCTCAGGTTGATAAGATGAAGGACTCTGATGAAGAGATCATGGATCAACATAAAAAATTATTCGAGAAACTGGAATCAGGCAACACAGGATATAGTTATAACTAATGGCACTCAAAATTTCAGAAGAAGCAGCAGTTCAAATGCCGATGAAGACGGTAGCGTCTTTGATTTGTATGGTCGCAATTGGGACCTGGGCTTACTTTGGTATTATTGA